TCAGCAAAACTAATGAGAGATAAATTAGTGCAGATAAGAGCTGTGTTAGGTTATGGTAATTCAGAAGTATTTCCAAAACAAACAGAATTAAAATCCCAAGATGATACAGGAAACTTTCTTAACTTACCATATTTTAATTGTAAAAGTTCTGTTAGATATGCATTTAAAAAAAATGGTGAAGCTGCTACACTAGATGATTTTTTTAATTTACATACATCAAATTATTTAGACCCTGACGCATTACGAGAATTACAGATAAAAAGACCAGAAACAAAATATTCTGATGGACCACCTTGTATTGAATTAATGTCAGAAAATAAAATAGGAGAGGGTGGTAGAAACAATGCATTGTTTCATTATGGTGTGTATGCAAAACAAAAATGGCCTGATGGATGGAAATCTAAATTAATAGTATTTAATGAAACTGTAATGGAAAAACCATTATCAGATTCTGAAGTAGACATAGTTGTAAAACAACATGATAAAAAAGATTGGGGATATAAGTGTAATGATCAACCAATGTGTAGTTTGTGTGACAAAACACTGTGTAGATCTAGAAAGTTTGGTATAGGTCAAGAAGTATTATTTCCTAATCTTACAGACTTACAAGTTATAGATTTAGAGGATCCATATTATTATCTTAATGTAGATGGAGACAGATTAAAGTTAGAGAGTGTAAAACATTTAAGACAACAAAGTTTATTTCAAGAAGCATGCATGGTGCAGTTAAAAAATAGACCACCAACACTAAAAGAAAAAGACTGGGTGCATATAACAAACATATTATTAAATAATGCAGAGGTCACAGAACCTGCAGAAGGTTTAAGAACAGAAGATCAATTACAGAATCATTTACAAGAATATTGTTTAAACAGAACACAGTTAGATTCAAAAGAAGATTTACCAAGAGGTGGTACATGGACTAACAATGGTTATCATCATTTTGTGTTTGATAAATTTTATCACAATCATTTAATGCGTAAGCGTTGGGATCTTGGGTATTCAAGAACAGCAGAAATGTTACGAGAAAAATGTGGTTGTACAGATAAAAGAATAGGTAAAAATAAATTATCTGTTTATGTTGTAGAAGAGTTTGAAAAGAAAACAGAAGAATACAAACAAAAAAAATTAAAAGAAGAGACACCATACTAATGAAAACAATAGTTTTAGGGCCACCAGGCACAGGAAAAACAACTACTTTGTTAAACAAAGTGGATGACTATCTTAAAAATACAGACCCAGATAAAGTTGGATACTTTGCGTTTACACAGAAAGCTGCATACGAAGCAAGAGACAGAGCAATAAAAAAATTTAATTTAGAAGAGGATGATCTACCATATTTTAGAACACTACACTCACTAGCATTTAGAAGACTCGGTATAAAAAAAGAAAACGTAATGCAACGTAGACACTATCAAGACTTTGGTAAAAGAGTAAAAGAAGAAATAAATTATGCAGACTATGAAAATGATCACAATGGAATCTTTACATCAGATAGTGAGTATTTAAGAATAGTAAACCTTGCAATATTAAAAGGTATTACAGCTGAACAACAATACAATCTACAAGAACACAATCAAGATTTAGAATTAGATAAATTAAAAATAATAGCAAACGAATTACAAAGATACAAAAAAGAACATAGTCTTATAGATTTTAATGACATGATATTAGAATTTACAAAGTCAGATGTTGCAGTACCTAAGTTTGATGTAGTGTTTATAGATGAAGCACAAGACTTATCAAGAATGCAATGGGATATGGCAAAAGCTATTTGGCAAAAGACAACAGATTCTTTTATTGCAGGTGATGATGACCAAGCAATATTTAGATGGGCGGGGGCAGATGTGGACTCTTTCATAGCGCAAGAAGGACATATGCTGCCCTTGCAACAATCATACAGAATACCTGCTAAAGTGCATGCACTTGCAATGGGTATTATAAATAAAATTAAAACAAGAATAAATAAGTCTTGGAATCCAAAAATTCACGAAGGCTCCTTGTCTCGATATGATGACTTTGAAGATATTAATATGTCATCAGGTGAATGGTTGGTTCTAGCTAGAACTAAATATATGTTAGATAAGTTAGAGCCAACACTTTATGAAAATGGATACTACTACAATAATAAATTTAAAAAACAAAAAGAACACACATTACATATGGCTGCACTAGATTGGGAAAATGCAAGAAAAGGTGCACCATTATCTTACGATCAAGTGCAAAAAATATATGGCTATATGAATGTTGATAAAACAAAATTAAAATCTATGACTAAAGATGGTATGTATGACATAGCAACATTAAAAAAAGACTATAATTTAAAAACAGATGCTGTGTGGTTTGAAGCATTTGATGCAGCTCCAAGACGAGAAGTAAATTATTTAAAACAAATGAGAAGAAGAGGAGAGAAGTTAAACGAAGCACCACGTATAACTTTGTCTACAATACATGGTGCAAAAGGTGGTGAAGCAGAAAATGTTGTGTTGCTCACTGATCTTAGTTTTAACACAATGAAAAGTTATGAAAAAAATCCTGATGATGAAAATAGATTGTTCTATGTTGGTGCAACAAGGACCAAGGAACATTTACATATCATTAGACCACAACAAGATAACAAAGGATATGATTTATGAGTAAAGTATGGGACAAGCAGCACGGCGGGAATCACTATCAAAAATATAAAATTCAACCAAGTAAATTTGTAGTTGAAAATAAACTTTTATATCCTGAAGGATGTGCTATAAAATATATTATAAGACATAAAGATAAAAATGGGAAAGAAGATATTTTGAAAGCAATACATTTTTTAGAAATGATTATAGAGAGGGACTACTCATGATACAGAAACCTATGTTTAGTCCACAAGTAGAGTGGCTACCACCAACAGAATTTCCTGATTTATCAAAATACGATGAGATTGCAATTGACCTAGAAACAAAAGACCCTAACTTAAAAACTATGGGATCCGGATCTGTTACAGGAAGAGGACAGATTGTAGGTATAGCTGTAGCTGTTAGAGATTGGTCTGGATACTATCCTATACGTCACGAAGGTGGTGGTAATATGGATATTAAAATTGTTCTAAAGTGGTTTCAAGACGTGCTAGAAACGCCATCAAAAAAGATATTTCACAATGCTATGTACGATGTATGTTTTATTAGATCTGAAGGTCTAAGAATTGAAGGCACTATCATAGATACCATGATTGCTGGCTCTCTCGTGGACGAGAATCGTTTTCGATACGATTTAGGTAGTTTGGGTCGTGATTATGTCGGAAGAGGTAAAAACGAGGCTGTATTGTCCGAAACAGCTAAAGAATGGGGTATAGATGCTAAGTCTGAGATGTATAAATTACCTGCAATGTATGTAGGTGAGTATGCTGAAGCTGATGCTAAACTAACACTAGAACTTTGGCAGGAGATGAAGAAAGAAATTATTAGTCAAGATATACAATCTATATTTAATTTAGAGACTGAATTATTTCCTTGCCTCGTTGATATGCGTTTTTTAGGCGTTCGTGTAGATATCCAAGCAGCGACTGAATTAAAAAACAAACTATTAACAGAAGAAAAAGAATGCTTGCACATAGTAAAAAAAGAAACAGGAGTAGATACTCAAATATGGGCTGCACGTTCAATTGCGCAAGTCTTTCAAAAACTACACCTGCCATTTGACCGAACTGAAAAAACAAATTCTCCATCATTTACTAAAAATTTTTTACAGAACCATCCGCATCCGATAGTTCAAAAGATTGCACGTGCTAGAGAAATAAACAAAGCGCATACAACATTTATTGATACCATAATTAAACATGAACATAAAGGACGAATATACGCTGAGATTAACCAACTTCGATCAGATACTGGTGGTACAGTAACTGGTAGATTTAGTTACAGTAATCCAAACCTACAGCAGATACCTGCACGAAACAAAGAACTTGGACCAATGATTAGATCTTTGTTTATACCTGAACAAAATTGTAAGTGGGGTGTGTTTGATTACTCACAACAAGAACCACGTCTAGTTGTGCACTATGCTGCATTACAAAACATGTATTCTGTTGGAGATGTTTTAGATGCATACAATGAAGGTGATGCAGACTTTCACAAGATTGTGGCCGACATGGCTGATATACCAAGAGATCAAGCAAAGACAATTAATCTTGGTCTGTTTTATGGTATGGGTAAAAATAAATTACAAGCTGAACTAGGTGTTAACAAAGAAAAAGCTGAAGAATTATTTAGACAGTATCACTCACGTGTACCATTTGTAAAACAATTGATGGATAGTGTTATGCGTAGAGCACAAGATAGAGGTAGAGTTAGAACTTTACTAGGTCGTTTGTGTAGGTTTCATTTATGGGAGCCTAATCAATTTGGAATACATAAAGCATTGCCACACGAGGCAGCACTCGCGGAACACGGACCAGGGATTAAACGAGCATATACATACAAAGCTTTGAATAGATTGATACAAGGATCTGCAGCTGACATGACAAAAAAAGCAATGATAGATTTATACAAGGAAGGCATCACACCACATATACAAGTGCATGATGAACTTGATATATCAGTTGAATCTGCAGAACATGCTGATAAGATAAAACAAATTATGGAAGGGGCTGTTACTCTTGAAGTGCCTAACAAAGTTGATTATGAATCCGGCACTAACTGGGGCAACATAAAATGATTTATGGCTTATTTAAATGCAAACATACCGGTGACTTACGCACAAATAAGAAGAGAATATTTATATGATTTACAAAAACATCATGGAGAAGTTGAAGACTGTATTATCTTTGGTCTTAGCGCTATTACAGGTCGCAGCATCTTATTTCATGCTATTATGGAAAATGGTGCAATCTTTTATAGACTACCTATCTCAGCGTTTATTCAACGTGGATTTGAAATTAAGGACGTTCCTAAACGTAGACTTGATGAGCTTCAGCTCTGGAATTGTTTTAGCTATTATCCTGCTGTTCATTCTTTCGATATCTTAGATGGACAAGCCGGTAAGTATATCGGAAAAGATAAAAAATGGCACTCAGGAAAATATTTATTTACTGTTGACTTTGCACATCCTGAGTCTAATATACTTGACACTGATCATTCAGAGATTCCGCACGAACACAAGTGCGCTCACATAATTGCATTAGACGATGGTAATTATGCAGCACAGCCAAACAATCGATGTATATGGGACATACCTTCTTTCACTGTGAAAGATAATATTCCTGATTGGAAAGTGCAAACATCTGAATGGAATGTTGAAGATAGTAGAGCATGGCGGACAGAGGATACTGACAAGTTCTTCTATGAAATAGAGGAGAAAAAAAATGATTAAAAGACTTTGGAAAAAAATTAAAAGTTGGTTTTGGACTGACTAAATGAAGGAGTTTAGTGGCTATGAACTACGCATTCACAG